ACATAAGCGCTCAAGGTGCTCTACTAGCCGCACCCCTGCTAGTTTACCACGTTTTTCAGGATTTACCCACCAAGCTAACTCAGTCGCAGTCCATGCTCTTGTCGATCCCAATAAGGGGGATTTAATAGCCGCCATAAAACCATAAACCCCATCATCATCAGCGACGATTAACAGCCCGTGATCATATGACATTTGCACCATTTTTTCAGTGTGATCACGCTCGAAAGGCTCTGTGAATTGAGTGTGACCCCAAAACACTTCGCACATATCAAGAATTGTATCGAAATCATCGTAGGTAGCTAGTCTAATCATTACTCACCTCCCTCAATTGAGAAATAAACAACCTCATTAATATCTGTATCCACCCACATCTCAACCTCGCCTAGTGTGTAAGGCGTTTCTGGGTATGTGAGAGAGATGATATTTTTTGTTTTTTCTGGCTTGGGATTTTGGCTAATAATTCCCATATCATGTATAACTCTGCATGCTTCAATAAAGTCAATTAACTTTATTTTCGCAAACTCCCGATCTTCTTTTTGTACGCGAGTTGTTATCTTTTTTATTCTTGAATGTATATTTAACATTTTATCCGCCTTAAAATAGGAGACCCCGCACACTCTATTGGCGGATAGGTGGGATGTGATTGGGGTCATTAACTAAAAAAACATGTGAATACTGTCCTAGCATTCGTTCCGTTGCCAAATCCGCCGATTGGTAACGCGACATGAAATAATTCTGAATTAAAAATTACTGCTTTATTTTGAACCATCTCGGCAGTTTTGTATAGCTGCCACTTACTATCGTCATTACAATCATCAATAGTCGTTCTCAATAACTCTTCATCCAGAGGGGCAGTATAAGTACCTGACTCATGCCTCGCAAACCCTGTTCCCGCGCTAGGGTTATCTTGTAGATAAATCATCATAGAATAGCCGCCCATAGAATTATCCGTGTGGTACTTATGGGGTACAGGTAGACCTTTTGGTGATTGACGCAAGAATGTAACGGGGTTTTTTGGGATATGCCCCACCTTATGAGCTACATTCCAGAAAACATCACTCAGTATCTCTTTTGGGATATTCTTTTGAATTCTAGGGTATACAACGCCGTCAGCGGGGTTTACTTCATCGACCCACTCACAACTGCTAGCGAATTCAATCAACCTATCAGGAAAATCTAAGAAGTTTTCAAGTTCAATCATAAGGCACTATGGCACATCACTAACAATATCGGCGCTCGTCATATTGACCATTGTAAAATTCAAACTCGCAGTATTATCATTAATTGCTGGATAGGTGTCGCCATCACCCATTCGCCACCAGTGATCGGGTGCGGATAATAGTAGTGATAGGTCGTGCGGGGAACCGCTATTATAAATAGACGCCACGTTCGCAGACTCATCACTAGGCCATAACGCAACCTCATCAATTCGCGCACTATTGCGCAAATAATTTCCATCTCCCGCCCTTCGCGCTAAATAAAATAAATCGTCGACTATAGCGCCGCTAAACCCGTAATTGCTATGGCTATTAGTTGTTGATTCTAATGATCCGTTTTTATATATCGAAAACCTAGAATAGTAATCATTAATTGAGCCTGAAGCCGAACCAGTAGTGCCACCGTCGAAAGTTATTATCCAGTGCTCCCATACACCCACCGTCACAGAACCGTTAGAAGTCTCAAGCTCTAAATTATTAAAATCCGTTCCGTAAAACAATCCTATCCTATCACTTGACCCTTGACCGTTGTGTTTTATCCAGATTTGACCTTCGTTTTGTTTATCACTACCACCAAAACTTATAATGCTTTGGTTCTGATTTCCGCTAGACCCCGCCTTAAACCAAAACGAGATAGTCCAAGCGTCTCCAGACCCATTTGACGGCCTATAAAGTGGGTTAGATGTTGAAGCGGTGGCCGAGAGATAATCTTGATTATTGAATTGAATTGACTTTGTATTACTAAACGGTGGGTTTGATACAGTTAAGACAATTGTCTCTGAATCCTCACCATTATAATTAATCGCTTTTACAGGGATATTATAAGAGGCCGCGGCTAATAATGACCCCCCGATTAATTTGCGTATGTTTCCTTCAACTGTTACCACACCCGGAACGCTGGACAAATCCCACTCGTAACCTACCCCGTAATCGGCGGTTAACTCATAATTTAACGTACCCCCAATTACAATAGAAACCGCGAGACTAGATGTAATATTAGGTATGTTTTCTGATGGGGTTCCAGACGCTACAAAAATTGCATTTAATACGTTGCAAACTTCAGTGGCGTTATTGCCGTATATGTTACCCTGATCATCCAAGAAATCATCATATTCTGCTTGACTAATAATCTCTATGTCACGAGCCAAATCGCTCACAGTGCAGGTTAGACCATCAATTGAGGCGTGCAAGCTGTTTAAAAACTGCGCGCCGTTAGCATCTTCTATAAAAATAGCATTAGCGTTGGAGTCTTTGTAAATAGTTATAGTCATTAGGCAGCCCTTATCGAGACGTACACGCCGGCGTTAACCACGGCCCCATTTGTTGAGAGTCTTATTTGTAGGCGTCCTGGGTTTAATTGTGTATTAGTGTCACCCATATAGATGGGGAACGATGTTACTCGCTGGTAGCCTATTCCGCTGCCATTATCTAGGCGTTCAGACCAAAATTGCAAAGGATATTGAGCCGCCCCGTCACCTAGTAGATACCTAGCTTCTAATAACGCATTATTAGTACTTGGGGTTACAGTGAAATCATTACGGACTATAACCTCACTACCGAGTGATAGTTGTGTAAAGTCGAGATAACCTGTTGACGTATTTAAAACCTCAGAAACCCCAGCCGGGCGATAATTTTTATTAGTGAACGCACCCAGCCCATTATTAGGGAGATCCGTCCAAACATTCGAAACTACAGAAACAGGTGATATGCTTGTGCTGGTGTCGTTGTAATCTAAAAACCCAAATTCACCACGTCCACCTATATGATCCCTTACTAACTCCATCCAAGCGCGCATTTCATACGACGCTGTGTCATCTTCATTAGTTATTGGTTGAGTAGTATGGGGGAGTAAATCTGTCATGACAACGCTAGCACCTTATTGACGTTACACTGTACTGGTGACGACGTTGAGAACCTAAGAGAGCGCGCATAGCTTGCTGTTCCTAGCCGATCCCATCGCATATGCCTACCATAGTCGCCTATTCCACCGGCCTCTAACTGCATCCCATTAGACCACGTATGACCGTCATCAGACCAATCAAATACCATACTGCCATTAAAGCCTACATCCATAGCTAAGACCACAGACTTCAAAGGAACGTGCTTACCCTTATTGTCAAAAGGCTGTAAAACGAATTGGCGATGTATATTGGTTCCGAATTCTGTGTTTGAGTTATCTAGTTTACCAATTGCAGCTGACAAAGAATCACCTACAATAAGCTCACCGTAAACATTCGTAATGTGGTTTACACGCCAAGCAATATCAAGATCGCCAGCCTTTGAACGCCTTTGATGCCATCTACCGGTTAGGATGTCGTAAACAAAGCAGTAATCCCCAACTCTTAGCGCGATATACTCAGCCCCATTAATTGAGAAAGCTAATAAGAATGAGTTATTAACTGCTAGCTCTTGGCGTATTAAGTATTCAATGGCCTCGGTACTAATCTTAGTAGGATATCCACCCGACGTAAGCCATACAGCTAAAGATTCATTCTCTCCACCGCCTAAGTATGCAATGGATTGCCTGACAGTTACTTTGCTATGTACGTTATTCAATCCGCTGGGAATCGTCGAGTTAGGTTGATATTGAAATACGAAATTAGCACCGCCTATAAACGAATAGGGAAGCATTTCGTTCTCACCCATAACGTATAGCTGACCTCTGAACCCCACCAGCCCCACCAATTTTGGCGATCTGGTGACTAACTCAAAATCAAGCGCGTTATATGTTGAAACGTCGTTTAGATTCGAGTGAAATATAGTGTTAGTGCCAGTCTGTAGGAATACCATAAACCCATTCAGAGATACTACGTCATCAACTGGACCTAAGAAGTTAGATAGCCCAGATAGGTCATTTACAACGCCGCCAGCCTCAGTGTAAGAGTATGCAAACTGACCAGGTGACACGATAGCCATCTCATAACCAGTGCCCGACCATATAGAGGCCATTATTACACGACCAGATCCATCAACATCACCCAACTCATCTAAGTCATAGGTCTTGGTTAGGTTGGCGTTAATAGTCTGGTTAATTCGGTACAACTTGACGCCCAAAACAATATAGGCGATTGAATTCATTCGGTGGATGCCACGGCAAGTAACATTATCTACACTTGCAATGATCTCGCTCACTCCCTCGGTCTGATATAGACTCTCTTGAGATAACGAACCAAGCTGATTAATGTTAGGCCGATAATTTACGCACTGCATCACCGCCTGTTGGGGGCTTCTCGACTGGAAAAACCCATAAGTAAACGGTAATTCTATACCTTGAGCTAATAAACTCATGTGTCATCTTCGACAATAATCGTCGCCCCCTGCTCTGTAAGGACTCCATTATCGGTCTCGGGGTAAAACTTATCCGTGCTACCGTATCCGCGATTTCCAGAGCCGTAAGGAGTATTACCATTAAGCTGCGGAGCTGGAATTGACTGTAGCTGTATTAGTACTGATTGCCACGCTTCAGCGGCATCCTCACGAAGAGGCATGTAAGATTCTAAAGTGCCGAACTGTGTCGAAAGCTTGATAGCTAAAGCTTTAATCATCCACATATTGAACACGTCGGGCGTAGTGATCTCGTCTGATGATGACGTTACAACTGTGTAATCTTGTATGATGTAGGCTTTTGAATACATTAAGTTATTCAAATAGCGTATAGCCGTCATCGTCTCATCGCCAGTGATAGGCTGCTGAGCTGCGACTTTACCAATTTCTTGATATGCGTCTCGGATTAATTCTGATGCCAGCATAAGACCCCCTTTTCTTTCATTCTACCATAAAAAAAGGGAGCCTAAGCCCCCCTTTGTAACTTGCTTATATCTTACTTACCGTAACAACGCATTGCATGCATCGGATTACTTACACCGAATGCTGGCATTAAATCAACCCGTAAGATCTTCTGATTGGCCAAACCATCCGCAAACTTACTTACTCGGAAACTTAAACCATCAACTGATTGATAAGTAGTATCTGTAGAATACAACTTAGGCAATTCGATTGTTGCATAAGAAAATGCATCTTTGTGATATGCAAGGTTAGGCTTATAGACTGTAGAAGCGGCACCGAGGATAGTAATCACATCACCCGAGATTGGAGCTGATGAAACGTTATCGTATTGGTTATTACTTGCTGCATCAAAGATCGCGGCGTTAGTTACCGTTACGTTACCTGTACCAGTACCAGACAATGTAACATCAGCAACTACAGTCCAACGGAACGGGATCTCGGCGCCTGTCTCATCGATAATCGTATTGGTGTTACGCGGGTTGACCAAGTTACGACCAGTGATTTCAATAGTCTCGCCCGCCTTGATTGTCGCTGAAGCGGTGAAGCCTGCCACGGCAATAACCTGAGTCATAGTGTCTTTAGCAGTTGTCCAAGTCACGTCTGGATTAGACGCCAAAGTACCAGCCCGGTCAGTCGCAGTACCCGAAGTAATCGACTTCAAAGCATTCGACTTAAGTACGTTCAAATTAGCGATTGGCGAGTTAACCATTGCGCTATTCCACGCAGACTTAACCATACCATCGTTATTCAATCCCGTTTGAGCAGCGGCAAGAGCGGCACCTGAGAACGAATTCAACTGGTAATAGCGATTGCCAGACCGAGGCACGCCAATCTCATTCAAATGCGCTTCAGCGTAGGCAACATCAGTCCAAGCATCAACGGCAGTACCAGGTGTACCGAACGTTAACGCTGAATTGTTGACCATATACGTGTTGAAGTTATCTTCTGCCGTGGTCGCTAGCTCTTCACCCATTGGCTTGAGTAGTTCAGTCAATTGATTAAGCTCTAAAGCCTCCTCGACTGCATCCCACTCACATTTTACTGTGATCACGTTTTGACGCGTGAAAGGGATTTGACCAACCAGGATATCGTTATCAGCTTGACCGCCAGAGATATCACCCTGTGCCGTTTCGCCTGCACGATAGCTGGTCTTACGCTTATCGTAAATAGTGTCGCCGGTAGAGCTGTTATGCTTACCTTTTAAATTTGTAGTATTAACCGTCTTAACAGAAACTACGCTTGATTCGAAGCCAGCCGCGATATTCTCGGTGACTTTCTTCATGATATTACTTTCAGTATTATTAGCCATTTGCTAATCCTCTTTAACGAATTTGCGAACCTTTAAGCAACCCACCATACTCATCTTCTGAGCTTACACCTGATCCCGAAATGGGGTCGTCTGGTGGTGGCGTCTTACTTACTTTTGTAGGTTTGAATGATTTTGCTATATTTTCCAACTTCACACCCACCTGATACGGATTCAGGCTCGCTAATTCTTGCATTTCCATTGGCGCCTTAGCCAAATGCACTAGGATTTGCGGGCCATACTCATGACTCAGCAAATGTGTTGCGGTATCCTCAGTCAAACCACGAGCTGCCACTGTTGCGGCTGTCTCTAGTTCAAACTGTGTAATGCCTGCGCTCTCACCTCGTTTGACGAATACGTCTAAACGCTCTTGACCTTGCTTTGCCTGCTCAGCTTCTGCTGCTTGCTGGGCTTGCTTCTGTTGTGCGTCATACTGAGCCTGTGACTGAATATAACTACTATGCTCTGCTAACTGAGCTTGTGCCTTATCGGGGTCTGAGTACCAATCATCAGTACTTGGTGCCGCGACTTCTTTAGGTTTATTAAGCTCGGCTAGTTGTTTTTCGTATTCTTCCGCCTTCTTCTGGTATTCAGCCGCTTTACGTTCTAATTCTTTATTCTTTCGAAAGTCAGAATCAACACGCATTTTAACGTTGTCTCGAACACCTTCTGGCAACTCTTGGAAATCGATAAAACCGCTTGGCTTTTCTTTTTCGACTACCTGTTCAGCTGCTTCCACCGCCTCAACGGGGGATACTTCTTCTTGCACTTCGATCTGTTCTTCGCTCATGTCATTACCTTAAGTGGTCTCTATGGATATAATAAAACTATTAAGCCTAGTTGTCTAATTTATTTACTTTATCGTTATTTTTTGGCTTGCTTTTTGATTTTTCTCTCTCTGGCTCTGGGTTCACTTCTTTCCACCCCAGACGTTCTGCTAATTCTCGGACTTCAGGCGTATCGTTTACATCCATTTCTATACCGCTGGGCTTTAAGTACTTGATCATATTTCACCTTGACTTTCGTTGATTAAATTCTGTTGCTGTGCTAGCTCTTGGCTCTGCGCATTCATTTGGTCTATCTCGGCTAGTGTCTTGGCTCCCTGGATTAACTTGGATAGCTCGTCAACCTCTTGTTGCTTCGACTTCAACTCAAGCTCGAAGCCTTCCTTCATTGCCTT